TTGTGCAGGTGTAGAAGCCTGCGCTTGACCCTGTGCTGGCTGACCCTGAGCAGGTTGCTTTGCGGCATTGTTTGCTTGATCAATCTTGGTCTTTTCATCGGCTGCTCCAGGAGCGGCACCTTTAGATATAGAAAATGACATTTGTGCTAATTGCTCAAGTGCCTTCTTACCCTTGTCTTGGCCATATGTTGCTTCTACTTGACTAATCAACTTGTCAACATCTGCTTGATTTGGGCCATAGTTGACGCCCTTCATATATCCAGCATACCAATTCTTTAGATAATCACCGATACTTTGTGCTTCATTTAAGATGTTTTCAAATAGGTTGTTTAATTTATAATACTTTGTTTCAGCAATGATATAATGCTTTGATGTTGATTCTTTAAGGACTGTAAGTCCTAGATCACCCCAAGATAAATTCACCGCTTCCAATAACTTATTAATATAGAATACTTTCCATGCTTCAGCCATTGTTTGGCCGGCCTTGATCTTACCAAGAGCCGCATTAGCAAAGTTTGGATCTACAGCACCCTTTTTAATAACTTGCTGTACTGTAGCAACTGCATTATCCCATTCAGGATAGCCCTTGCGATCAGCCATGTAGTTTACTAATTCTTTAGTAAGTGCAATCTTTTGATTTTTGTCTTGTGTGGCATTCAATGTCTTTGCGGCGCTCTGAATATATTGATTCATATTCTGAGTTGTCTGCTTTTGTTGATTAAACTTACCTACTGCAGGAGCAGTGCTAGTTTTTTGTGCCGGGGCCTGTCCTTGAGCGGTCGGGGCAGTTGGGGCAGTTGGTGCCGCTCCGGGCTGTCCGGAGGCGGGCTGTACTGCTTTAGGATTAACTGGTTTAGCAGTTGCTTTAGTCTTTAAGTTAGGATCAATTAATCCACTTTTGACACCTGATGTTAGGCCTGCAATAGCATCATCAACGAAATCTTTAAGAAAGATATCCATAGCCATTTGAGACTGTACTGACTTCCCGTCAGTTTGCCCAAACATCTTTTTAGCGGCCGCTGAGCCGTAATCACCTAGTAAACTACTAAGACGAAATTCATCTAGTTTTTGTTCGCTTTGTTTAAAATCATTCAGTTTCATTTTTCTTCCTCAAAGACTTTGAAAATCTTGCTTGGTCCTTACTCTTAATTGCGCTAAGTAATTTCTTTTCAAGAAGTTCTGCCTTATCGGAAGAATAATGCTTTTGCATCAATTCAATAAGATTGATGGCACTGGAAATGATGTTGGACGCACGTGATTCAATGACATGATTGATATCGCGGGTAGCACCAATCGACTGCAATTCTTCTAGAAGGCTTTTTGTTTTCTTCTGCATAAGTAAAGATCCTATTCTGTATTTAGTCTAAAATACTAAAATCATTTCTTAAGGGAATTCAATAAAGCCTTAAGTTTAGCGTCCCCTACGTTCGCTAAAACACGCTTTTCTTCGGGTTCAACGTCATTATGAACTTGTTCGTTTACCCCTCCCACAGTGCTAGTTGCACGTACTTTATTCAAAATATCAGTAGCACTAGGCTGTGGCAAACGTTGCGGTGCGCCCTCAGGGTTAGGGTCTGTAATACGCAACGTTTCTACGTTGAATTCTAGTTCAATCTTTTGGCCTACCCCTGAACTGCTACGTGTTTTCATTAACTGTAATTGATACTGGCCACGCTCACGCATGCTACGGCTAGTAAAAATGCCAAAAACGTTGTCCGCAGTATTAATCTTCGAAATACCACCCGAGATATGACTGTGATCAAATTCAATCTCTTCGACTGCTGATCTGTTAAGTTGCGATGCTGTGACGAATAAAACATTTAATTCTTTCGCTAGGTTGCGCAATTCTTCCGATACATATTTATCCTTAACGAACAAGTCTGATGGGCTGACTTTTGCGCTGACAGGCATGAGCAAGTCCAAATAGTCAACACATAAGAAATCAAGTCTCATGCCTGTCTGAATTTGAAGTTCTTTGCAATATGCCCGTAAGTCATTTACTGTACTCTGAGCAGGCATGTACTTAATGCGTAATCCACCTGCCTTCTTCTGTAACATCTTGACCTTCATTTCAACCTTATCGATATCCTTGAAGATTTCTCTACTGCTTGTGTCAGTCATCATGCTATCAATACGCATTGAACATAGACCTTCACTAAGTTCTAGTGTGACATATACACCGTTCAATCCTGCTTGTGCCCAATTGACTGCTAAATTTTGCATGAACAAACTCTTACCAGACCCTGAACCACCTGCAAAGATTTGTAGTTCGCCTCGATTGAAACCACCCTATAGTTTCTGATCCATACTAGGCCACCCAGTACTGTTCTGTCCATTGTTAGACTTCAATGACATAAGCCTAGCCCTAGGATCAGCAAAGTAATCTGTACCCATGTCTTTCTGTAGACTGATTTGTACTGCATCCTTGATTAGTTTTTCAACAGGACCATACTCACCCTTTTCAAGCAAGTCTGCTGATTTCATGATAGCACGTTCTAGTTCTTGTCGCTTAGTGAACTTTTCAAATTCATCTAAGAACCATTCATAATGTCCATCATCTAGTTCGGGTATGGCATTTACTTCAACGCCAGTTGATGCCTTGATCTGCATTGGATCAGGCATGACGTTGTACTTTTTACTATGATCAATAATGAATTCGGCAACAGGACGTAACTTACGATCAAAGTTTTGCGCATTCATGATATTCATGATACGTGTATATAATTCTGCGTTTGTTACCATCATTTGCAAAAACAATGTTTGCATGTCTGAGTTATATTCTGTTGACAAGTTTCCTCCGTTGCATTTCTATCTTAATCTTACTGCTTGTTGCGTTCTGTAATATACTTAGTAGTGTAGGTAGTTTGCCATATTTTACTACAGCATCATTGGCATCTTTAACGTCAATATCCCAATTTGGAATACTTACTTGAAAGCCCAAATCAAGCGCCCTATCACAAATTGTAAGCCCTGTTTTATCTTGGTCAGGTACGACAATAATCTTTTTGTTTAATCCTTGAAGTATTTGTGCCTGCTCATCACTGATTGTGTCATGTGTCAATGCACAAGCATTAAGACTTAGTGCATCAAAAATACCCTCAACTACAATACACACATCCCATTCGTGAAGTTGAAAGTCATAGCCAAATATATAACCTTGCTGTTGCTCTTTAATAAACTTAGGCGTTCTGTTATCTAAGTATCTGCTAGTATGACCTACAATCTTATTTTCAAATGTATAGGGTATGATGATACGATTGCTATTTCTACCCTCATCATTTGGTGTGACCATAAAAGGATAGTCAGTATGTCTAATGTGTCTACTCTCTAAGTAATCAATAAAAACTTTATGGTTACTATTAGACGGATCAATGAACTCGCCCTCAGGCAAACTAACTTCTTTAAATTTTACTTTAGCCTTTTGCTTTTTTACTTTGACATATTCGATCAAGTCTTTGTGCTGTAGGCTTTCTAGATTCCATTTAGAAATTTGACTTTCTTCTACACCGCACCATTGCAATAATGTTCGTGTATTCTTGCCGATGTTCTTGCCTAATTGAAATCCGCATGTAAAGTTACAATTGAAACAGTGATATGACCAGTTGTTTTCACCATCAAATTTGATACCGCCCCTACTACGGCGATCCGCTTTATGCCCACGATGATGGCAGCATAGTGCATTGAAACTATGCCAGCCACTTTGCGTGAGTTTTTTCTTACCCGGAATAACCGTTAGGATATCAAACATAAATCTATTGTAACAAATCTAGCGGAAAAAGCAAGAGTAAAGGTAATATTATCTTGCCAAAATGTTTGTTACTGCGCCAGTATTGCTAGTGAACATCATTCTAACGAATGGATGGTAACCACGTATAGTGTATCCATATGTGTCACTAGTATTAGCATATTCGTCTGTAGTAATTACATACCAATCTACATCAGGTTGTGTAGAACCTTGAATAACCACATCACCGTTGAATTCAAGGTATGAGGTTTGAATGGTAAGGATAGGATTATCTTCTGTATTGATAACACTACTGTAATATGTATTAGCATTTGGCAATGCATTGTCAATGCTATTGTTTTGATCTAGGTTGGGGAATGGTTGACCAGTAGGAATAGTAACATTTGCACTAGGAACAAAACTAGGTAATACTGAATTAACAATATTCATATCACCGCGGGCACCAGCATTCTGATCTACGAATACAGGATAATCAAAAGATCCGGTTGGAATCTCTAATGAGTAATATGCTTTCTGCGCAGGAATGTTTTCAATCTCTGCGGCATTTAGATTTAATGATGCAATGCCAGTTAACGCATAATCTAAATCTAGTGTTTTAGCAATCAATACTTCGGTTCCGTTGTAATTTAATACTCT